AAAGAAGTGAAGGAAGTAGTGGAAGAAGTGAAGGAAGTAGTGGAAGAAGTGAAGGAAGTAGTGGAAGAAGTGAAGGAAGTAGTGGAAGAAGTGAAGGAAGTAGTGGAAGAAGTGGTGGAAGAGAAAGAAGAAAAGGAAGAGAAAGAAGAGGTGAAGGAAGAAGAGAAGGAAGTGCACCCTTATCTTCTTGAATATGGTACTGCTGCCATTGCGTCAAATACAGTTGTGATTCAGCAAGAAACCTATCAAATCAGGAAGAGAAAGAATAGAGGATAATTTATCCAAATGTATTTTCAGAGGAATAGGTAATTCGTAGTAATCCATCAGGACAACGATGTTTTTCATACAATTCGAGGAGAGTTGCGTGATGAGGAGGAATCGAATTATTAATAAATAAAAAAATAGCATGTTCGGGTTGTAGTTTAAGCCATTGCCGAATGGTATAATAGACATTCGTAATTGTAAAATCCTGAGGAATCAAAAATTTATGGCGCTGAATATCTGGTATGGTGACATCTGTTTTTGATGCTTTTGTAACGTAAACAGGGATTCTTCCAGGATGTTTTCTCATTATTCTTTCTACGTCGGTCGGGGTACTCATCTATTACTCTCTTCTTTATTTAGTAGACAGAATGATCAGAGGTTTAAACACAACAATACATCATAGGATAGATGTATTGGTTGGATACGAGAGAAGGTGAGTTGATCCGTTTATTGCAGGCGTCCGAAGACACAGTGAAGCAGCTTCCTGTCGCGGATATATGGATAGGAATCACGGAATTAAACACACTATCAGAGGGAGGTCTGCTTATTGAACGAAAATCCATTCGTGATTTGGAGGCGTCTATTTTGGATGGGCGCTATCGTGAGCAACGAGGGCGATTACTTGCCTCTTGTCACGAGAACAAAACGCAACCCATGTATATTTTGGAGGGCTCCCTTTCTTCAGGTACAGGAAGACTAACAAAGAAAGCACTTATGAAGTTTATCAATCGTTTAATTTTTCATTATAATATTGCTGTGATGCAAACCGCTTCACTGAATGAAACAGCGGAGCTCATTCAAACATTGGTAGAACAATGGAAAGAGGATCCCACTTCATTACAACGAACCACAGAGCTTGTCAAAGTAACGGATGGCATTCATGTTCAGAAGAAAGCGAATGCGATGGATCCGCGTCAATTTGCGATTTGTTGCATCGCACAATGTCCAGGCATATCTGTCAAAGCGGCGGAGCAATTAGTTATTACATTTGGTTCCCTACCACGTGTGATTCAAGCATCCAAAGAGGAAATAGAACAAGTGAAAGTAGGGGCGAGAAAAATAGGTCCTGTCGTTTCAAAACGATTGTATGAATTACTACATCATTTGTAGCTATTGTTTATCATTACTATCTGACATGCGATAGATGATTCCTTTTTCATAAACAATAGAATCACCTTGTGTATTCATTAATCTATATTTTTCATCTGGATTCCATTCTTGATGGGTGTGTTCTTTCACGAGTCGTTGAATGAGTTGAATGACATTATAATCATCTTGAGGAAGGGTAGAGCATGGAATAGAAAGGCGAATATAATTACGATGTAATGAATATTGACTCATTTCTTATGATAGATATAAGTCAATGCTTTAAGACATGATGGATCTAAGACCATCATTGATATGGATATTTATAGGGGCGCCTGTACATATCCTTTCATAAAAATGATACTTTTCTGATGCGATTGTATGGTTTGGTCAACTAAATGGGATATGGAATTGGGTTTTTGCTCCAGATGTTTGCTCATCATGATTGCAGCCGATTGATGGGGAATCATACTTCGGAGATATTGATTTTCATCAATTAATACTTGACTTCGTAGGAGGGCGAAGCAGAAGATACATAAAAAGAGTCCTATCAATATGCGCCCCAGATGAATGGTAAGAATTCCTGTGATCGCAAACATAGAACCGATTAGTAATCCGATTCGGTACACATCATTAAGACTAAACCGGACATCCTCCCAACGATCCACGAATAGATTGTTACTTGTTACGATTCCTGAACAAATAGACGCAATTAATAATACAATATCACAATTCATATGATTATTCTATTAATGTAATAAGATTTCCTTCAGAATGATGATGTAGTAAAAATGCTGATAATCCGATGAAAGTGTCTATCAAGAGAACAATCCATGCTTTACGATTTCCTGTTATGGCAAGACAGGCAAAGAATCCCCATAGAAACATGTGAAGAGGACGCAGATTCTTCCACCAAATCTTTTCACCAAATATTTCAAATCCAGTATTTCTTTTACCGATAAAAATAAGATAAAACCATGACATGACAGGAAATAATGCAATCATTCCTAGCATTTGTAGAAACCAACCTGAAGCAAATGCACTGATTGTGGTAAATGTGACACGTGAACCAATACAGAGAAAGAGAAAGATATAAAATCGTATGATAAATGTATTCATTATCCTACTTTAACGTTTAAAATAGTCGGGTACTGATTTTGGTTGGATGATGGTATTTTGTGGATTGGTCATTTGTTGTAAAAAGGTGGTGGGAGGAATATAGTCGGAAGCAGCTGGTAGAGGGGGACCTGCCGTTGGATTAGATAGGGGGCGTTGTAATACGTTATGAATGGCGGAAGATTGATAAGAGTATCCTCCGTTAGGGCGAGAACCCTGTGACATGCTTTGTATGTGTGAACTTTGCATTTGTGGTATGCTTTGCATCTGTCCAGGGGTTTGGATGCGTACTTTTTTGCCCGATTTGCGTGAGGAAAGAAGACGCGATGCTTCTTTTTCTTTGCGTTCTATTTCCGCTTGTGTTTTTTCTGCCGACACCATCATCGCTTGCATAATGGGGGATTGTTCGACTAAATATGATTTTTCATGATGAAGCCATGAAATATAAATCATATTAGGAGGCGTATAACGAACTTCATAAGCGGCATGACGTAATTGATAAATTAAATAGACGACACAATCTTCTAAATCGATTTTTGGTAATCCAAAAATAAATGGTGGAACGGTATATAATAAATAGCATTGTGCGTTGGGTAGTTTTGATAGGGTACGAATGCGATTATAGATTTGTTCTAAGATTTTATTGTATGCCCGAAGACGTCCTGCATCTTTGGATCGGCGTTTATCATATAATTCGGATGGATCCAATTGGGGTGTATGTTCCTCCATTACTGATGATAGAGAGCAAATGACGTAGACAGGATACTACGCATACTATGTATGCTATACGCATACTACGCATGTGATACATGCGTAGCCACGGATCTAAAAAGGAAGCATATGGAATAAGAGTAGAATGATTCCATATCGCATTTATTTTTCAGGTGGAGGAATTTGTGCCATGGCGCATGTGGGTGCTCTTATTGAGTTATCAAAACATGTTCCCCTTCACGCCGTGAAAGAATGGATGGGAGTATCTGCTGGTTCTCTTGTTGCCATGTGCCTGTGTGTTGGATTTACATTAGAGGAATTATTAGAATTTTGTGTTCGTTTTGACTTTACTCATATCAAAGAAATGGATTCGGTTCCGGGATGGATATTACATTTTGGAATGGATACTGGAGAGCGTCTTCATCGTTTAATACAAGCATGTTTACATGTAAAAGGTCTTTCTTCCAAATATACCTTTCAAGAATGTTTTACTCAATTTGGTCTATCTCTACGAATTGTAGCAACAGATGTCAATGATGCAGCTCCTGTTATATTTAGTCCCACTACAACACCCCATTATTGTATTGCTGATGCTGTTCGTGCTTCCATGAGTGTTCCTTATTATTTTCAACCCTTCATTTGTCCAGAATCGGGACATTACCTTGTAGATGGTGGAGTCATTAGTAATCATCCTTTATTTGTATTACCTGATGAAGAACATCGTAGAACATTGAGTATTTTGATTCGTACATCGGTTGAAAAAATGAAGAATATGGCAGATATGGAAATGGATGAATTTATGATGCGTCCTTTGAATATTGTGTTGAACGAGAAAAATAAAATGGAGTCGCGATTTTATGATGCACGATGCATCCAGATCATGCTCGGTGAATTAAACATATTGGATTTTTCGATGGAAGATCATACAAAACAAATGATCATTCAAAAAGGGAAAGATGCAGTGAACCACTTTATGAAACATGTCGGCATAGCATTTCATAAGCGCATTTCATAAGCGCATTTCATAAGCGCATTTCATAACATTTCATAACTTAGATACTTTCTTCATAAGATACACATCGAAGTAGATTTCAAGATTTGTTTTTCCATTTGTATAAATGATAATTTTGACGTCTTGAGAAATCAAATCAAAATTCATAGACGGTGTGATTGTGATTTCTTTTATATAAGATGTTTCCATATCTTTATGGTATGTCACCATTTTACAGTTCCGACTATTTCGAAGATTTGCAATCCAGAAGCACTCGGAAGGAAATGTCAAAATGATTTGTTCATTCTCTGGATCATGTATCACATGTTTTCGATACGCAATGTCCGAATACACATCATCAATACGAAGTATTTGTTGATAGCATAGGATAGGATTGGAAATAGAATGTAGTACTCTCATTCCCTCCTGTAATGTTTTTGTTTCTTTATCATGATAAATCATCGCATATGGCTGTGCATAAGGCTGCGCATATGGCTGTGCATATGACAAAGAAGTCATTGTTACATATGATATGAGAATGCCCTTTACGTATTATTTCATTGATAGAAATGCTTGATGTCGCAAAAAGTCCTCTTGTGTAGTAAGATGATGAAAGGATAAGGCTTCCTTCACATTGTCCATATCACGTGCGCAATCGGTGTGATACTGATCCGAATGTACAATGCGAATGCCCGCAATGTTTTTGGTCCAGAGTCCTAGACAGATGTCGGCGCACCAATGGGGCGTACGATATTCGGCAGGAATCATTTGAAACATTCGGCACACTTCTTCATACACACGAGCAGACAGAAGAGTTCCTGCACCACCCGAGTGATAGATCCCCCATTCGGTGTGGGCAATGTGAGTCATGATATGACCCTCCATATAGGGAACTTGTCGTGGACCTATACCATGTTCTACCAAGGTGGTAAGACGAGTACGAAGACGATCGGTATAGAGATAGGTGTCATCATCCATCAAAACATACCAATCATAATCAAGGCGGCTATGACGGAAAAAATCTGCAAATTTATAGGGTAATGAATCATAATCATCTTTTGCACCCCATGAAAAGATCCGTTCTTCTTTCTTCATCGTATGTCCAAGATAGAAGACATCGGCTTGGTCTACACCCGCAAAGACAGTCTCTTTCTGCCAGAGCATCCGTGTAGATATATATTTCTCACAAGTGAGAACAATATAAGCAATACGCATTAGAAATGCATCGCTGATGTTGTTTATATTCTTTTATCATCATGCGATGATTTCTCGCTTATTATTACAAATGGATAGGATATGACGAAAGGCAGGATTGGGGTTAATCACAGGTCGTTTGGCTACCACCATGGTAAAAATAGTATCGATTGACAAATAGGTTGTCATCATAAGATACATGATTGCTGCTGTAGAACTGCGTGAAATACCGGCATAGCAATGAAATAAAATACGTTTTCCTTTTGATTTTATTAGATAGGGTACTAATTGCATAAAAAGATATAATAATGGAACAGAGTAGACTGTTGTATCGAGTAATCCAATCGTATAAATGATTTTTTCAATGCGATTATGATATTCAGTCCTACTATGGATTTTTCCAAAGGTTGCTCCATTTTGCGGGTAATTAAAATTAAAAATGACATCAAATGATTCATATGATGATCGGTAATCGCCCACAGCAATGGTATTGGTAATCATATCATAATATTGATACGCTGGAGTGTGAATATCTTCTATGGAGAAGACAAGATCATCGGAATCCGATATCATGTTCTATCACGATATATGGATATTAAAATAGAAGTTGTTTTCATAGAAAATAAATTACATATTGTTTAGAAATCCAAATACACCATCATAGGTTCTGGGACCCGGATACTCTGTGGTATTTGCGCCGTCCATAATTAAAATGGTAGGATATCCTTTTATCTTTAGTTTGCTCACCTCCTCTTTATTCTGATCCGCATCTAATACTTTGACGGTGACTTTGCTGCCATCTTTCAGAGTCAATGGAGCGGCTGCCATTAATTTATCAAATTCAGGAGCAGCCTTTTTGCAGTGTCCGCACCAATCCGCTTTGCAAACAACGACAGATTTAGAGGAGTCTTGAAATCCTTCATAAGAAGGGGTATTGAAACGAAGAAGAACAAGCAGAAGAAGTAGAATCAAAAGAATGATGTGAAGTGTTTTCATATCTATTTGTATCCTTTTTTATTTACGGGATACGATCTAAACCGAGAAGACGATATAGATAATAAAGACGATGTTTGATTGGTTGCCTTCCTGGACACCAGTAGGAGGATGGAATCACACATGGACGGAGAAGGAAAAAATACAGTGTTCACGACTTTATTTTTTCTTTCACAATAGAAAGCATTATTCGGCAAAGAGTGCGAGCATGATGGCACAGATGGTCATTTATAAGGACAAATATCACGGATTATACTATTCAGAAGAACAAGAGCAAGAGTTGAAAAAAGCACTTCAGACTATTCATTCGGTAAAAGCATAAGTCCTAGCATAGTAATAAAAAAGAGAAAGGTGCTAATAAAGATGCCGTGAATAGTGGGTCCGCCACCTGATGTAATGATATTCATACTATGACCAAATACGCGTTGGAGAACAGCATAGGATTCGGGATTGGCAAAGAGAAAGAAGACAAGTGCGCTATAGAAGCTGTACTTTGCCTTTAGAAGAATACGATGGTAACTAAATGTAGGTACTGTCTTCATTGCCGATGTCGTAGGCGTATTGGTTGAATTCATCCTACTTTGACTTCTTTTCTTTTAAAGCAATAAAAATACTCAAGACGAGTTCTGCATTGGTATAGATCGCATTCTCTACCAATGGGGTAAATTCTTGAAGATAATGTGGATGTGATGTAAAATAGCTGTCATATGTGACAATAGGAATATGAGTGTCTATTGTATTCACAGCAGAGTAGTCGATGTCATATAGATTCATAGGGATTTCATCGGAGTAGGAATACGCCATATAAATATCATCCTTTGTGAAGAAATCGGTCATAGCTTGAAAAATACTTTCTTTTTCTGATTCAGAGCCCTTGCGATAAAAGCGTTCAAAGGGTGGAATAGTCAGATTACCGTCAAGAGTAAGATAATGAACGGTGGGAAGAGGGGGTGTTTTTTCAAGGGAGGGTATGGTGTTTCGTTTGGGGAGAGAAGAGATACGAAGAGGGGAGAGTTGTTGAATGGATTCCAGGCATTTCTTTCGTTTAGCAGGTGACATTTTTTGGAGACGGGCGGCTGTACATTGTAAGTGGGCAGTGATAAAGGGAGTAAGTACTTTCTTTGCGTTGCGAATGCGATAGATGCCATGGGAATCCCGTGTAGGTGCTACGAAATGATTAGAAATGTGTAAGAGTACTAGCAATGGTTCAAGGATGGTACGTTTTTTGATATGGCTATGTATGATACATGATTCTAACATTCCATAGACGGGTTGATAGAGGGATTTGATCGAATCAAAAAGAGGGAGCAATGCATGAGACAATTCTTTGGATAAGATGTCATAGGAATCATCTGTGGTAGAGCCGCCACCTATTTGGGTGAATGGTTTCTTGCTTAATTGGGTGACATGTAATACGGTAAGAAGCGCTTTGATGTATGATGTCATGTTGCCACCATATTGTTTCATTTCATATTCTTTCTCTTCATCTTCGCCTGATTTTTCTTCTATTTGATCCATCATGCTTCTTATTCGAATATCGGCTAATTCGGATACCATATCTGCCCATTGACATTCGGCTTTCGTACGAACTTCATTCGGAGATTGAAGCAACCACGTAAATTCCAAGATCATTTTCTGTTTCATGTCTTTATCTATTTTTTCTAATTTCTTCTTGCTTTTTTCACACGAAACAGATACGTTTGAGAAGTCTTCTGGCTTTCCATCAAGTAAATCAATGATTTCTTGTATGTTATAATATGTTCTTTGCATCATAATATTGACAACGGATTTTGGTGAAATTTGTATGCTGTCATCCAAATATTTTAAATAGGTTTCTAACACTTCCTTCAAAACTATTTTATCTTTCTCGGGAATAGCACCAAAATCTTGCTTACGAAAGGGTTCCACTCGCATATATTTTACAAAGAGTTGTTGAATCCGAGATAATGGAATTTTTGATTTTGAACGGTCTGCCACGTTTTGAAAGGTTGATCTAAAATCATGATAACTTCGGAAGAGGTAATTAATACCCCGTTTTTCACTATTGAGTGTATATTGAATCCCACCTACATTAATAACAATATCTAATGGGGCGGTTGCCATATCTATTACAAGTCATATAAATTAGTATCTCTCATAATTTCACAAGAATTCTCTTATAAAATTTGATAGAGATGAATAAAAAGAATATAAACAGAAATCGTGATTACTATCTAGTTATATCCATGAATACCGTTGTTCAATCAGGAAATACCAAAATCTTTAATCCGTGGAATTCAAAGAATCGGGAGCTCACTCCTTCGGATGCGATCCCGATTCTGAAGCGATATGGATGGAAGGGACGAATTCAGAATTTCAATCTCTTTTCGCAGGCGTGTTGTCATAAGTCCTATGTGGATCGCCCTGAGGTGTGGCAAGAGCAGGCGGATTATGGGGAAGAAATTGTGATTGCGCCGCGTCCTGATGATTGTTTGCCGTTGCGTCGTTGTGATAATGAAGAGTTGGAATATTTGGGGGATCGTGTTCTGGGTTTAATTATTGCGTCGTATGTGACGAAGCGATATCCAGGGCAGGGAGAAGGATTCTTGACACGAATTCTGTCGCGCATCGTGAATAATAAGCAGTTGGGTCAGCTTGCGAAGGAGGTCGGAATGGGTCAATGGATTATTCTGAGTCGTCATATGGAGGAGGTGTGTGATGGGCGGAGCAATTTGCGAATTCTCGGATCGATGTTTGAGGCGTGGTTTGGAGCTATGTATCTGCAGGAGGAAGATGTGGGTCGTGGACTTCAGCAATGTAACGATTTCCTCATCCGTATCATTGAAAAACACATTGACTTCGTACAGATCATTATTGAAGATACAAATTATAAAGACCAACTTCTACGCAAATTCCAGGCACTCTATCATGTTCCACCGCGTTATAAGGAAATTGCGGTGGTGGGACCGCCGCATGATCGTATCTTTACGATGGGTGTCCTTGATCCGACAGATAAGATTTTGACGACGGCGACAGCGAGAAACAAGAAGGTGGCAGAGCAAGAAGCATCCCGAGCGGCATTAGAGATGTTGGATCCGCCGATAGTAGAACGAAAAATATAATTTTCTATCCTTTCTTATAGATAATCATGCCACCTTCCTATCAAATCACACGTTTTGGTGTCATGGAATGGGCGAAAAATGAACTAGAGCATATTGGGCGAATTGCTTCTGTTAAAAATCCAAATTTACAATATTCTTATGCACAGCACACGGTAAGTGGAATGCTCCATTTACGTGATGCGATAAAACAAATGATCCGAAAGGAAACATCCGTCAGTAAAAGAAGAGATTTACAAAAACTGTATGGGCAAGTCAATCGCGCTCTTCAACATCTTATTACAGAATATCATGTCCAGCCGAATGCGATTCAAGCATGTAATACTCGTAAAGTACTTGGATCCATTAATAATATCAATTGGGGTACAAAAAAGCGACATGCAACACAGACCAAACGTAAACAGATGAATCGTACTCGTAATAAGAAATAATATGCTGTATCTATTATTTTATTTTTTATAAGAATGCGATACGCATCATCTAATAAATAAAGTATAACAATAGAATGGACGCCAGTCAGATTACCCAATTATTACAAAAGCAGAATACACGATACATCAATCGTTCGCAAACAGTTGATTCTAGTACATTAACATGGAAGAATTTGATTCAATCCTCAAAATACATTAAAGGTGTCAAAACATGTGCTGGGGAACAAAATTGTAATGTTCCGACACAATCCGTTTGTCCTGTTGGAAATGGCAACTGTAATTACGGTGGTCAAGGAAAGGGAACAACCATCATGACGGGGTCGACACAGCAATATCCAAATGTATTAGCGGGTGCGGCAGGAAGTGCTTCACAAGTGTATTCTTCGGAAAACATTACTTTACAGATTGCGGGAATCAATTCATGTGGTGTTCCTGGAATGAGTCCTGCTCCTGAGAATTCGTATGTAGTATTGCCCGCGTGCTATTGTTCGAATACGAATGGACCGACAGCGTCTTGTTTGGAAACGCCATGTGTTCCTGGAAATTCAACGATCACAGGAAATCCGAATAACGTACCCGTTAATAATCAGAGCAATCCCTATTTGCCACCATTTGATACGTATTATCGGTTTAAGAATCCGATTGCGCAATGTGGAAAGCCAGTTCAGGATCAGAATCAGAAGCATTTTGTGAAGCAATGTCATACACGATTTCCTAATGCGGATACGGGTATCCAGGTGCTATGTACGGATTGCAGTTCGCCAACATTCCTTGTCAATGGACAGACGATTGCTCCACCTGCAAATGTAGGTGCGACATGCAATGGTTGCATTCTACAACAATAAATGCTACTATAAAATACCATCTATTATGATTTGATACACATGATGTGTATATGATGATAATATAGTTTCTAAGCAGTTGATAGATGTCCTCTGTATCAAAAGGAGTACAACCATGGAGTGGAAAAGGTGTTCCACCGCGTAAGTGTTCTGTGATGCGACTAGCTCCTCCTGAATTGATTGAAGCGATGAAGTCACCCGCACCTTCAGGACAATTGGATGTTGCTCCTCAATCCTTTTATGGAATTCCACCTCCTCCGATCACACCTGCGCAGAAGAAACTGCGTGACCAAGCCAGAGCGAATCCATTATCCATGCCAGGAATGGGTCCTTGCCCTAGTGGGGCAGCATGCTCTGTCCTTCAGACAGAGGGTCCTTTGCTTTCCATTGCTCAAAGCGGACCTTCCCTACCTCCCGCCCCCATGGCAAAAAAGAAGTCCTTGCGAATGATCAAAGCCACACCTGATTACCAACCCATTCATCGTGAGGTCCCTGTGGAGCAAGTAGAAGACATCCAGCGTGTGATGGAGAAACGTGAGGATGGGTCCAGTATCGCGGCGGATTACGTCACGGCACAAGAGGAAATTGAGACAAAAAATCCCTATCAAACGGACACCGTTCTCTATACACCGCAGAGCAGACGAACCTTTCATCGGTTCATTGAGGATAATTATGGAGAAGTCTTCCATTTGAGTCCAGAAGTGAAGGGAAAGGTGGATGAAAATGCGTGTGCTGCGTTAGAGGGAAAAGCAGGAGAACAGGTGGAAGCTTTTTTGTATCAGAAATTTATTCGGGAATACATTCGGAATGCAGGACCATATCGTGGTATTCTTGTGTATCATGGTCTTGGATCAGGTAAAACATGTTCTGCGATTGCGGCTGCTGAGGCGTTGTATGGTACTGCGAATAAAAAGATCATTGTGATGACACCATTTTCGCTACGAGCCAATTTCATGTCAGAAATTTCATTTTGTGGATTTCGTCATTTTAACATTCATAATCATTGGGTTCGCGAATCATTGATCTCGGAAGGTGGTGTTTCCTATTTGTATGCATCTTCTGTACTATCATTGAGACCTAACTATTTAGATAAAGTGTTGCGTCGTGAAGACGAGGAACGTCGGTCGATTTGGATTCCTGATTTTACACAACCTCCCAATTATGACAGTGATCAACTCTCTCAACAAGACCGTGAAGACATTCGAGCACAGCTTACCGAAATGATTGATTCGCGTATTACATTCATTAGCTATAACGGTATTACTGCTGCGGAATTGAAGAGATATGCATGTACAATTGATCCAGTGACTGGAAAGCGTGAGTTTGATGATGCGGTCATTGTGATTGATGAAATTCATAATTTAACACGTTTGATGCAGGATAATATTGTACCTTACATTCAAAAGCGAAAGGGGCGCGCACGAAAGATTGAGGTGGAGCCGATTGTCCCAGGACGATGGGTGCCTGGATTATGTAAAAAGGAGCTAAATTATGGACGTGCCTATTTATTTTATCGCTTATTGACGGATGCACGAAATTCAAAAATCATTGGACTCTCAGGAACACCCATTATTAACTTTCCAGAAGAACTAGGTATTCTTGCGAATGTCTTAGCAGGATACATAGAATGTGTAGAATTTCCCTTGCTTAGTGCGGACAAATCGGTCATGGACAAATGCCGAGCGATTGCGGAAGCAGAACCGCGCATTGATATAGTGCGATTTCGTGCAGGAGACCGAAAATTGGGTGTGCTTTTATCGGTATTTACAGAGGGTTATGAGAAAGTGGTGAATCCAGAACATCCTACACAATTCATTGGAGTGAAATTTAATCAAGATGCACAAGAAGGCATTCGTGATATTTTTCCACGCATCAAAGCAAAATTGGTGGCAGCTGGATTGCCCATTGGTTCAGAATCCTACGTATCGTATCCACGACTTCCTATTGATGATGAAACCTTTCGTCGAGAATTTATCAATCCATTCGATTTATCTATTATGAATAAGTTGGTATTACAGAAACGATTGACAGGTTTAATTTCCTATTATAAAGGATCCAAGGAGGAGTATATGCCTCGTGTGATAAGAGATGAAATTGTACAGTGTGATATGAGCGAACATGTATTAGCGGCGTATTCGGTGGCACGTATTCGCGAAATCAAAGGAGAAATGACGAAGGAGAAGGAGAAGGGAGATGTTTTTGCGGCAGTGGAGGTGTATGCGAAAATGAAGAATCCTTCTAGTTATCGATTTCGCAGTCGCGCGATTTGTAATTTCGCATTTCCAAAATCCATTGAGCGTCCCTTTCCTGATTCCAAGAAGGAGGAAGAGGAGGAAATCGTGACTGAGAGTGATATCGCTGTGGCGGAAGTGGAATTTAATGCGGGTGTCGATGTAGATGCCATTCAACAAGTAGCAGCAGAAGAAGATGCTGTGGTGGATCCTGAAGCAGAAGAAATAGAGGTAGAGGCGCCCGCAGAAGTAGAAGCAGAAGTAAAGAAAGGAGGTGCGAAACCAACAGTTGCCAAACCTCGTTCTGCATCTGCCGCAATACCAGCGCCTGTATCAGAACCCGCCGTATCAGAACCCGCCGTGTCAGAACCCGCCGTATCAGAACAAGTTGCGGAACAAGTTGCAGCAGCAGCTGATGCGGTTGCACCGACAATTGCTTCCATTAGAGAATCCGTATCTGGCGCAGTAGAATCGGTGACATCTGCTGTAAAAAGTGTTGCGAAACCCTCTGTTGCGAAGCCCTCTGTTGCGAAGCCCTCTGTTGCGAAGCCCTCTGTTGCGAAG